GACTTGTAGAAACGAACGAGTTTTTACACTATGATTTAGCAGACGCCGAACCTTACCTTAATGGGGGAAATACAGTCCAATACACTAACTTTGTAGATGAAAGCGATGATTTAACAAATAGTTATACTTACGTAGTAGAGCGACAGGATAATTTAGGTGTTTTACTTAGATATGAATGGTGGAAACCGCAACCCGACCCTAACGGGAACGCAGGAGTGTCACAGACAATCTGGGAAGCAAGAAACGGAACAACAGATATTACATTCATACCCGACGATACCGCAACTGCTAATAATGTTTTTGAAGTAACTGACCCCACAGGAACGCCCGTTTTAACGGGAGTGGGTGGAGGCGGAAATTTTACATCACAAAATCCAACTCCTTTAGACCTTGTCTTATCCACAGTGGAACATGAATGTAATGGATATTATAATCCATCACTTAACGCAGTGTCACCGCCCGCAACGCAGATAGTTATTGAAGAACCCGATGCCGAAGAATTAGGTGGAACGCAATACGTAGCGAGTAGTTTTAATGCCCCGCCACCCGTAGCGATGTTAGGCGATTTACCGAGAACCGCATTTTTATGGTTTAACCGTAGCACAGGCGGAGGCGGAACGAGCACAATAGGACAGACCCTTGGTTTTGCTATTCCACTCACAACGGGAGCGAATGACAGAGGTCAATATTATAGTAACGGGTCACCGCCATCAACATACCCATGGGATAATACAAATACTAATGCCCCTAATACTTTAGCGGGTAACGCAACCTTACACGTAGGAATAGCGGAACTAAGCAATATTAGAACTTATGAGGGAGCGAGAGCGGACGCCGCACTTGGAGCGACAAATATCAATTCAGCGGGTAACGGTGATATTACGAACACAATAGCAGTTTTGCCCCGACAGGAATTCACAAGTGACCGTAATACTGGTGAGTTAGTTTATACCGCACCTTACGAGAACTGGATTAATATTAACAACGCCGCCACACTCAATATTAATCAATTGACAGTAGTAGTGAGAAATGCCGATGGGTCACTGGGGAGCGACTTGACGAATGAGACAACCGCAATATTTAAGATAAGAGAAGACCCCCAAGAAGCGGCACAACGCCGAGAGGACAAACGCATTGAAAATTTTGGAAAAATGATAGCGAATCAACTTGACAGACAGGTCCAATTTACGGGGTCGTAAGAATAAATTGAATTAATAAAATCATATCATATATTATATAATATGATTACACGGGAAGACTTGAAAGCAAAAATTAGAGAACTTAGACCCCGCATAAAAGAGACAACTATCAGCAATTATATATCACTCATGAATCAAGTAGGGGCACATTTGTTAGGAACGAGGTCACATCACGAGATTCAAGAATTTGATTACTTATTAGATTTAGAGGGAATTTTAGATTGGTTTGAAGAAAAAAATTACTCACAGGTTACAAGGCGTAGTTATTTAGGAAAGTTAATTACTGTTTTTGAAGCATTTAACTCATTGAATAATTGGGAATATAGTATTATTCAAGATGAATATAATGAGATATTGGAGACGTATGTTTTGGAAGCAAAAGCAGATAAGGAGGAAAATCCTAATCAAGCGACAGAAAGACAAAAAAAGAATTGGTTGGAATGGGGTGAAATCGTGAAAGTATTTGAAGCAGAAAAATTGAACTGTGAATATTTTGAGTTACCTAAGGAAAATATGAATTATGATGAGAAGACATTATTTAATAATATGTTTATTTTAGCGTTATATTGTGCTGACCCTGACAATCCACCATTGAGAAATGATTACGCAGAAATGCGGGTAGTAGATGAAGAACCCGAAAATGATGAATTAAATTACTTAGTTTTGAATGAACCCATGCGTTTTATATTCAATGACTATAAGACTAATAAATCTTACGGACAACAAGTTATTAAAGTAGGTAAAAAGTTACGACCTATATTAGATAAGTATTTAAAGTATAAAGTTGATGGGGAGTTTTTGTTATATGACTTGTATAACAATCCTATGAGTAAGAACACAATGACACAGAGGATTACAAAAATATTTAAGAATCACACAGGCAAGAATATATCAACACAAATTCTTAGGCATTCATATATTACAGAGCATATTCCACCACAAAGCAGACAGCAAAAAAAATTAGCGGCAAAAATGTTACATTCGCCACAGATGAATATGGAATATAGTCTTTACTTAAACTAAATGGACGTTAATGAAATATGGGAATTAGTCGGGACAGAATCTTTATCGTTTTTTGGGGGGTGTATATTTAGTATAATAATGATAAAATGTTGTAGGTGTTGCTAAATTACTTAGACCCACGCATGAGGACTAAAGCAAGAGTAACTCGTTTTTTTAGGAGACCCGTCATTTTACGGGTTTTACCATTAAATTCAAATGAATCGCCAACTTCCAATTTTTTCATCTTGTTGAGTTCAGCACGCTTAAATGTGTAAGATTGAGGGACGCCTAACTGACGCTTGAGAGCACCTTTTTTTATCATGAATTTTTCGCCTTCAAGTTCAACTTGTTCTTTTTTCACCATTTTATTTTATTTAGATTAAGTATTTTATTATTTTACTATATTAAATGGTTTCAGTAAAAATTAGCAAAAGCACAAGTAAAGGTAAAAAATTGATGGCGGTATTTACAGATGATAACGGAAAAAAAATAAAGACGACGCATTTTGGGGCGGCGGGAGCAAAAGATTTTACGTTACACTCACCCGCAGACAGGGACGCAAGAAAAAAAGCGTATCTAATTAGACACAGAAAGCGGGAGGACTGGTCTAAGTATATGACCCCAGGAAGTCTTAGCAGATATATATTATGGGATAAGACAACCCGAGCAGCATCAATAGCATCGTATAAAAGAAGATTTGGACTTAAATAACTTATTCTCTCTAATAATGAATTTTAAAAGGTATATTGATATTGTATTTTGTATTTTGTATTTTGTAATTTAGCAATATGGTATATTGATTTATAAAGTAAAACCAAGAGAGAAAAAAGTAATTAAATAAAATTATTATTCTAACCTGTATTTATAGAATGGTAAGAGACAAAAAAGGTATTATGTGCTGGACTCAAGCAAGCGGTAAAAAAGCATGTGTGGATAAGACGAACGCTCAGTTAAGGACACGAGACGGTAAGCGGGCGAAACCCACGCAGAATAAATATAATCCTAACCCGACGCCGATGAAAGAAGGAAATATGAAAACGAGTGAAGTGATGAGACGTGAATTGAATAAACTGGGGGTAGTTGATTTACGCAAACTTGCCCGTAGTAGAGGAGTAAAAGGAGCACAGACAAGTCTAATGAGAAAGGGAGAGTTAGTAGATATGCTTGTGCCCCAACCTAAGGCGAAATATGGAGTCAGTCTTGATTTTTTTAAAGATTTTATGAAACGCAAAGATGACACCCCACCACCCGCCGCACCAAAGAAGAAAGCAGAAGCACCAAAAAAGAAAGCACCCGCAAAAAAGCGTAAATTAAAAATTGTTGGATAGTAAATATAATCTAAATTACTTATTATAAGTCATGACTCATTATGGACCGCATGGAGGACAATCATTTAAAGTGCCGAAAAAGGGACAACCTGAGAAGACCAAAAAGGGTGAGGAAGCATTCACGACCAAAAAGACAAGCAAAGATTTTGACAGAGGCGGTAAGCGGGAACGCACCGCAGAAGGTAGCGATGTTAAACGCCGTCCATTTAGCGATAAAATGAGGAGGGATTTAAAAACGCATTTAGATAAACTGGGTTATAAAGGTAAGGAACGCAACTCACACCGTCTTAAAATGATGGCGAGAATGAGAAAGGGAATGTCAATAGCAAAAGCACACGCAGATATATCTAAATAATTAAAAAACTTATCTAATTTATTATTATATGGTAGAGACATATAAAAATAAATTTAACAAGAAGCACGGACAACCGAAAGACCAAGCGAACAGCGTAGCGAAAATTGCCCGATTGAGTGGAATAAAATATAATAACGCACGAAAGATAGTCCAAAAAGGAAGGGGAGCATTTTCAAGCAACCCGCAGTCAGTAAGACCGCAAGTTAAATCAGCAACGCAATGGGGAATAGCAAGATTATATTCAGCAGTCATGGGTGGGAAAGCGGCGAAAATTGATAAGGATTTATTGAAGTAATGCTTGATAATAATTTGAATTTTTACCATACCACCAAGATAATTTATATGGAGATTTACGATTTTCACGATAATAAATGAAGATTAGACAATTATCAATTTCAGCACGGATTTCACGCATATAGGAGCGATGAAGAAAAAAATAAATCTTATTTTGAACTATCCACGGTAACTCACTTAATTCCATATTTATTATATAGTGATATAATATATATGAGTGAGGAAGTTAAGAATATAAACGTGATTGTAAAAGCAGTAATAGCAATTATAAACGCACTGGCGAGACTGAGGGTAAATTGTAGAGGAAAATGTTGTGAGAGTGAGTGTAGAATGAACCAAAATAATAATAATATTATAGTAGAAGAAGAAGATGAAGACAAGAAATACCGAAGAATCACGGACTTATGATGATGATAAATTGGAGATTTTAGAAGTTAAACCGCCAACTCAGGTAGATACTGTTACTTTCCACCCGAATTTACCCGACATAAACACTGGAGCATGTGTGTTAGATTGTGCCCCGACAAAAAGCGGGAAGACAACAAGAATATCTAATCTGTTACTAAACCCTAACTTTTTTGCTAATAAATTTGATATGGTCTATTTTTATTCAAGCACGCTTTACGCAGGCGATATAACTGGGCGTTTTTTGTTAGACCAATTTGAAGACACGATTTACAATGAATATAGCGATAAGCATTTGAAAAGCATCTTAGACCATCAATTAAGCATTCCAACAAAAGACAGACCAAGAATAGCAATAATTTTTGATGATTTTTTGAGTTTTCCTAACCTGACACCTAAGTCATTGTTATATAGAATTAGTGCCTCTTACCGTCACCATGGAGTAAAATTGTTATATTATAGTAGTCAATTATTTAGAGCAGTGCCCCCGATAGTTAGACAAAATATTCAATATGCTATTCTGGGTAAGAATGCTAACTCACGAGAAGTGATGAAGATTTATGAAGAGATAGGAATGAGATATGGAAACTATAAACAATTTGTTAATCTGTTACAGTCAGCGACAACGGGGAAATATAATAGTCTATATTTAGATTTGATGGGGTCACCGCCGAGAGCATTCCAAAATTTTAATAAACTTATTTACACCGCACCTGAGAATATCATGGAATCATTGAGCGGGGGCGGTTGTATTAAACCCCCATTTGCCGATGACGAGAATTCATAAATAAATTTTATTATATCCATTTATAATAGAATGGATAGAATGCCTAAATTTGATAACGAACCAGTGAGTCTGGAAATCCAACCTGTAGAGGATATGTTGAGAGAAGAACCTGAAATAATTGCTCCTGTAGTAGAACGTGAGACCCCATTCTTACCCCCAAAGAAAGAAAGAAAACAAGAAAAAGTTGTAAAGGAAAAGAAACCGATTAGTGAGAAACAGAAAGCACATTTAGAAAGAATGAGAGAACGTAGATTAGAATTACAGCAAGCAAAATTAGGAAAATTTAAGAATAAAGGAGGATTGGATAAGACGCCCGACCCTGAACCCGAACCACCCGCACCAGAACCAAGAAAACCAGAAATCATGAAACAAGAAAAAAAGAAACCACCCCCCAAAAAGGCGGAGAAAGATGATTTTGAGACATTCTTACAGCACTATGAATTATTAGAAAAACTTAAAAATGAGGTAAAGCGTGAAGATGAAGCAAAACGATTAGCGGAGGAGAACCGACGCAACGCAGAATTGAAGAAAGAGCAAGAATTAGAAGCAAAGATTAGAAAGAAGATTTTAGCAGAACAGCAGAGAACCACCGCACCCCGCCGATGGACTCCAAGTGTAAAACAATCAATTCCAGCAACACAGAACCATTTATCCACACCCAATAACGATTTTGGGATTTATTCTAATAGATATTTTTAAATTTTCTAATGCTTAAATATAGACAATGGCGGAAACTTACGCAAACAATATTGATAGAGCAAATGATTTCTTAAGTAACTATAGACAAGGTCAAGCGGAACAAGCGAGTGAAGCGGCGACAAACCAATTAGAGGTCTATCAGCAAAAAGTCCAAGCATTACGAGACCATTACACTCATGAAGCAATGGGCGGTGGAGAAGAAATAGGCGGGGCGGCGGCATTTCACGCCGTATATGGAAAATTAAAAGACTTATATAATAAATCTAAGGGTAAGGTTGCTAACGATAAAGAACCTAACACTGATAAAGAAGAGGACACCCGAGAAGACGCCGAGGAAGATGATGGAAGCGGTCAGCAGGAAGTAGATGACGCAGGAGCAAAACCAGAAGCAGCGACCGAGACCGAAGAAGCACCAACCGAGACCGAAGGAGCGGAAGGAATGGGCGAAGGTGTAGGCGATAGTGGATTTGGAGGTGAATTTACAGGAAGAGGGGCATTGGACGCAGTAGGAGACCGATTTAAAAGTAGATTACAATTTTTAAAAGATAATTTTCCAAGCGAACCAACATCAGCACCAGCGGGAGCATCACCCGCACCACGCACCGCACCCGAACCCGCCGCACAGGGAGGCGAAGCACCAGAGGGATATGGAGAAGCAACCGAAGAGTCTGCTTTTGGGGATTTATCATCAATTCCAAAACCAGGAACAGTAGCATCAGTCCAATCAAAAATAGATGCCGAAGCGGCGACGGGTAGAGGTGGAAATGTTAATGAGGGACGCACAAGCGGAGGTGATTCCACAACCACGGGCGGTGGGGATTTGGAAGGAGGAGCAGATTTGAATGGACCAGCGGACATAAATCCAGCAAAAGGATTAAAGCAGACAGGAATTCAGGACAAAATTCAAGCGGGAGACGCCGATGAAGCGGGAGGCGGACTCTTAGAAGAAGGGGGAGAACAGTTAGCAGAAAAAGCAGGGGGAGGATTGTTAGGTGAATTAGGAGCATCAGTAGGTTTAGATGCTATTCCAGTTATAGGTGAGGCGGCGGCGGTAGTCCAAGGTCTTGTTGGAATTGGAGAGGGGATTTATCATTTATTCCACCCCGATAACGTAACAAAACCAAAAGCACCAGTGTTAGTTGGACGCACACCAGCACAGATTTCTGCTAAATTTTCATCAGCGTTACCCGATATTGACGGGTCAGTTGAGGATTCAGCGGGGTCAGTGTCAGCATTTTAATAGGGGACACCCCTAACCCCGACAAGAATTAATTAAAGAGTTTAAAAAAAAATATTTTTGTGCTCTTTTTATAAAAGAGCAATGGACGAACAAGAAATAAATTTAACAAAATCGCAGATTTATTATAGAAATCACCGTGAGGAATTAAAGAACAGAGCAAAGGAATACTATCATAATCACAGGGAAGTTATTAAGGATAGAGTTAAGGATTATTATCAAAATAACCGTGAGGAGTGCTTAGCAAGAGTAAAAAATTACAGACAGGAAAATTTCTATGATTGGGATAAAAGACAAAAAATCGCAATTTGGAAAAGACGGGGAGTTAAGCACCCGAATATGAGTGAATTATATGATTTTTACTTTAGTTGTGAAAATTGTGAATTATGTGGGTGTGAATTGACAGGCGGTCTTTCTGCTAATGGAAAATGTTTAGACCACTTACATGATGAATCATTGGAAGATAATTTTAGAAATGTAATTTGTAGAAGATGTAATAATACAAGAGACGGTGAGAGAAAAAGGAATAAAAAGGGGCAATATATTCCACAATAATATTTTAAGTTATTGAATAAAACATTTTTTAGTAAATTATATTATAAGATGTTTAAGAATACTGGGAGTGATTCTGCTTATGTGCCGAGTAAATCCATCGCCATCAAACCCGACGTTGTCAGTGATGTTATACCCGATGAGATTAGTCGTGCTCTTATTCCAAGTTATATTGCTTTTGCTGACCCCCGTGAGACTTACATTAAATTCAATCTTTCTATGAGTGGTCTTACTGGGTCTGCCCCGTCTGTTGGAATGATTCGCCCACAGAAGGAAGCAGGAGCACATGCTCTATTCCGTAACGTGCTCTTGAGAGATGGAACTAACTCAACAACTTTAGAGTCACTTGAAGACTATAACGCCCGTGTTGCTATGAAAAATCCATTTACCGCTCAGGATTCAATTTCGCACAAACGCTCGCTTTTTGACGGTGTTATGGAAGATGCTAACTTAGGCGGTGCTACTGGTAACCTCTACTATGGGGCGTCCGCTGCTCTGCCCGATGCTGATTACGCCACTGCTGGTGCTCGTGCTCTTTCGCAGGTTGGTGGTCGTAACTCCGCAGGTCAGGTGCTTTCGCCTCAGTTACAATTCCGCTTAGATACTGGACTCATGAAGGGGTCGCAGGTTATACCCGTTGCTGCTTTACAGGGTCTTAGAATTCAGTTGGATATGGAAAATGCTGCCCGTGCTTGTGAATTTGCTGCTGGGTCTGCGGGTCAGTTAAAGGCAGACGGCACTGTGGATAATGTTGGTCTTGCTGGAACTTGTGCTTTGAATGCTACATCTATAAAACAGGCAACCGCCGTTGGTGCTATCGCCGCCAGAAATGATGTCCGTGCTACTGGAACTGACTACACTCAGTCATTTTTTTCCGTCCAATTGAAACTCCCCGCTACTGCCTCTAATCTTAATAATCCATTTGATATTGGTGATAAACTCTTTGTCCGTGCTGCTATTGGACGCACTATTAATGGTGTTGCTGTTGATGCCGCTAATCAGGCAGAAACCGAATTTGAACTTGGTGTCATTTGTGGATTTTACAATTCTACCGATGCTGCTGGTAATTTAGGAATTTATTATGTCCCTCAACGTGCTGCTGGTGTGTCATTTGCTACATTCCCCGCTGTCCCATTTGGCGGTGTGGATAGAAGTTACACTGAAAATGACGTTGTCTTTTATAAAGCAGAAAATCGTGCTCTCGCTCAGTCAGGTGTCCTCACCTCCACTGATAGCGGTGATGTTGCTGTGGGTGCTGGAACTGCCTCATTTTCCGCTCCATCATATCATTTAAGTGATTTGGAATACTTATGTCTTAGCGTCCAACCACCAGAGTCTTATGTTAATGGATTACTTAGTGCTGCTACAAGTGACCGTGGCGTGTCAATGGATATTGTCACTACTGCTACGCAACGTTTTAATCAATCCACCGCCGCTGGACTTACCTCCAATATGATTCCATGCTCCCAACGCAGAGTTAAGTCTGTTTTCGTCCAACCACTTGCTATTGCCGACTTTAGAGATTTGAATAAACGCTCACTTTCAGGAATTCCCGACGACGCCCGCAATTATCAGTTTGTCTATGGAACAGAACTAATCCCCGTCAAGACTGTCCCACTTGACCGTTACTCACAGGTCGTTGATGCTTTTGGAACTGCTAACCAGGACGTTGCCGAACAGAATAAGACTGAAGCAATCCATTTATCCCAATTAGAAGGTGCTTTAGTAAATGCTGGAAACATGCCCCGCTCACTCCACAAGGTTGCTAAGAATTTTGCTATTGCTCGTGCTTTTAGTAAATATAACCAGATTGCTGACTTAAGCGAACAATCACTTTCGTGCCGTATAGATTACAAGAACACTGCTACTAAACTCAAGATATTTAACAACTACATAGACCACCTCCGCAGAATAAGTATTTCAAGTCAAGGGGTTATGGCGAGTGATTTGTAAGTTTTTTAATTAAAATAAATTATATAATTTATGTTATTAGATTATATAAGATGGATATGAATATTGAGAGTATTGAGAAAGCGGAAATATTCCCACTCAACAACCCCTCCAACAACACCTACAGTTTTAAACAAGGACATGGAACAATCACGTTTGACGTTGCCGCTCAGGCAAAATTGCTACGCCCATCTTCACTTAGATTGAATGGAACGCTTAAGGTTTTGACTGCTGCTAATGCCCTACCCAACAATAATGGATTAAAGGATAATAACACTAACCCAGTTACTATTCAGTTAAATGACCGCATCGGTGTGAATTCGGTAATCCAGAATCTTGCTATTAATAGTGCTACTACAGGACAGACTATTGAGACAGTTAGAAATTACGGTAAAATGATTTCCACGCTTTTACCATCTACTCATTCAAGTGAAGATTATCAGTCTAATCAGTCGTCTGTATCACTAATGACCGCCGTCCAGAAATCAAGTGACAATTTAGTAAATAATGAAATTAAGTTTTCAATTCCGTTTTATGCTGGTGTTATGAATTCAGGTAAGGCACTTCCACTCGGCACTAACGGTATGCGGGGTCTTCAGTTTGTTATTGAATTAGCGAGCGACCAACAAGTTCTTAAGGGTGCTGATGCCGCTACAGGTCTGGGTGCTTCTTATCAACTCCAGAATGTATCACTGTCGTATGATTTGCTTGTTCCAGACGCCGCAGGACAAGAAAAAATGATGGTGGCGGGTAATGGTGCTTTTGAGTATAATGCTTATAATTCACTCTACTCAGTTATTAACGCAAGTGATAACACGCAGACATTCAATCTTGCTGCTTCTAATGTTCTCTCTGTGTTCCATAACTTTTTACCTACTACTCACTCTAATAACTATTCTCATGATGGATTTGCTAACCCTCCACTCACTAAAGGCACAGATTACGGTGTAAGATGTATTTTAGACAAAGTCAATTTCTCACGTGGCGGTCTTAAATTAGGACTTGATTATGAATTATCAGTCCAGACTCAGTCTCAGGAAAATCGTCCTCCTACGCAGGTGGAATTGAATGCTCTTAATGCTGTTAGACCGTTCTACGCTCTTAATCACCTAATTAATCAACCCCTAATTCAGGGATTCGGTGCTAAGGATTTAAGACTCTATTCTGGAAGAGTTCAGGAATTAACTGCTGTGGATTCTGTTGCTGGTGGTGGTGTTGATTTTGCTGGCGACGGTGTTTCACGCAATTTTTCCATCGGTCTTGCTCTTGATAATGTTTCTCAAGAAGGTGTCTCATTTAAGGGAGTTTCTTATGCCGTTCGGGTTAGAAGTGATTTAGATGGAGCAAGTCCTAACGCAGTCTTTACCTACGCTTTAGTGAAAAATCAACTACTTTACTCACCACAGGGAATTCAGGTTGTTTCATAATTCAATAACTTATTCTCTCTTGGTTGTAAAATTAAATTAAAATAAATTATATAATTTATGTTATTAGATTATATAAGAATGAGTAATTTACCAGATATTTTGAAGGTTCAACCTCTACCCTCAATTGATACCATGACAATTCACACTGAAGTTTTAGACCCTATCACTATAACAGATTCTCAAGCAGTTTTTCAAATACCCCGCACAGGAATTTTAGATGGCGGGTCTTTTATTCAGTTAGGAGCGACTTGTGCCGCAGGACAGAATAAGTGTTTTTTTCCACTTACGACGGGTGTTGGAGCGATGATTGATAGCGTTCAGTTAAAGGTTGGGGGTCAGGTGGTCTCAAGCACAGAAGATTTCGGTCACTATCATACTCTCATGCGACAATTCCAGACGCCAGAGCACCGTTCTCATATTGGAATGGTTAAGGAAGGGGCGGTTGGCGACCGCTGGGCGACTAATTTAGGGTCTGCTGGTGCTAATGTTGCTGGTGGAAGAGTCGGTTATCAGGATTTAGCATACGACGCTACTGGTGGTGTTGCTGAAGTGCCCGCTTTTGTTAGACTTACGAGTGATGACACGACTACCCCTCTCTTTTCAATTAAGTTATCTCAACTTATTCCTATGATGAAATCACGACAGTTGCCTCTTTTTGCTATGAAGGAGCATGTCTATTTAGTGATAAATTTCCAACAACAGAAGACTGTTGCTGATATTGGAAAAGTTGCTGTTTTTGGCGATGCTGAACCCGCCACCGCCGCCGCCGCTACTGTTATTCCATCTAAGGTCAATATTAAATTTGTAAGCGACCATCTCTATTACACTGATGAAACGATGTCACAGACCGCTAACATGATTAAGCAAGAAGGTGGATTAGCATTCCTCTACGAAGATTTGATTCTTACTACCTCACAGATAGAAGCGGTCGGGCAACCCGCTCTTGGAAGCGTAACTCAACAACAGATTCAACGTGAAATCGGTGTCAGTGGGCGAACTGTCCGCTCACTTTATATTGCTGATAAACCACAGACCTATGTCAATAAGGTTTTGGGCGATTACGTCTCTAAGTGTCCTACTACAGAAACTCAGGTCAATTACCGCATTAACGACCAACGCATTTATGACCGTCCATTACAGTCTCCATCACGTAAATATCATGAACTTGCTCTTACTGCTGGGCGTCCTCTAATGTGCCCTAATCAGTTATATAGTTTTGATGCTGATGCTAACAAGGCGACTGCTGACCGTCAATTGAATCAGTCCTCTATCTCCAATGCTACGATTGATTTACATGTGCCCGTTACTGGACTGGGTGCTGGTGCTGGTGGAAGTGGTCTGGGAACTGTTGATGTTAGGGGTTGCTCTCACTATCTTGGACTTGACCTCTCGGTTAATGGACTGAATGAGTTAGGTAATGGTCGTCTCATTGGCGTGAAACCTATTGAACTTGATTTGACCTATGAACGCACTAACGCTGATTTTGCCGCCCGCACTGTAAGAACTTATGCTATGGTGGAACGAACCGCATCTATTAAGGGTGGGGAAATCTTTATCAGTGCTTAAATTAGTATTTAAAAAAAAACTATAATATAATCCAATAATATAGGAATATATTATGGAACAAATCATTCTTGAAGCAAATAGGTTACGCAGTATAGAACAGAATCAAGATAAAAAATTAGATGATTTCAATAACAGATGGACTAATTCTGTTAGCACAACAGGAATAGAAGTGAGGGCGGGGGATATAATAAGTATTGAAAGTGCCGCAATTAACGCTAAGGGTAACGAAGTCCAGGACACAATGGAATTTAGAGGAATTACTGACGCAGGATTTAAAGATAATGAGTTACAACTTGAATATTCTTACTACGTAAATCACACAGGACATTACACTATTCCATTACCATTCAGGGAAGATTTAACCTATAATGGGGTCTTTCAAACTAACGAAGACCATGCTAATAATTATAATAGTGCTTACGCACAAAATTTACGCACCCGTCAATTAGGGGAATGGAGTCCAGATAACGTGCCGAGACCCGCAACAGGAGACACATCAATTATGGATTACCGCACAAATCCGCAACATTATTTTTTTTATCCTAATCCGCTTGATATTCAGGAAAAAGGGGGTTACACTGCGGGGGAGATATGTGCCGTTTATTATATGGATTCCACAACCCCAAGGACTACTGGAATTTTTTTACAGATTAACACTGTTAGGACTGAAGGGACCACGTCAGGACTAATTGACACATGGGAAGTCCATTCAATTAACCCATCAGTCGCATTTGACGATAATTTGTGGAGATATAGTCTTGGAATAACAAACAGTCAAAGATTTTATATTAGTAACGCAGCATCAGCGTTGAATCCATTAGGCAATAGCACTATAGGTGTGATATTTAAAAATCCAAAAACTTATGCCGTAAGAAAGGACATGTTACCCGATGGAAAGAGATTTTACAGAGGTAATTCTAAATTTATTGGATTTGGATTGACTAATTTTGGGGGCGTTTATGATGGAATTACAAACGTTCCTACGGTCGCAAGTGACGCCACTGACCCAATAGGAATAACAGACCGAATCTTGGGGTCAGTTCCAGTTCCACCACAACCATGGGAAAGAGTAACCAGCACCACAACTTTAACCGTTCCTACAGGATTTTCCACACCTACAGATGTGGGAGGGATATTAACAGACCAGTTACACTCGCCCGAGGAAGTAAATAAATCTAATGAAGTCGCAGAATTCGTAAATTTAAAAAACTATAGTTATTTTGGCGTCTTTGAAGGAATACCTACCACACCACCCCCTATAATTACAACCCCATCATTCAAACCGATACCAGCAGGATTTAACACATTCGTCCAAAATCCGCCTATTGACACAATTAATAACGTGGAGCAATACTATCAAGTCGCAACATACGCACAACAATATCAAATTTTTTACAATTCAGTCTATTGGGAAGACCCCGCCCGCATAGAAGCGTTATCAATATTTAGACAATTTTATTATGGAGCAGATAACACAGATACCAAGAATGAGATTAACTCAGGAAGAGACCAGTTACCAAACGTGGGAGACATGAATAACCAGACAATAGGATTGAATGGATTGATACCGAGAATGTTAAATAATTGGGA